CAACGACAACCCGCACCTGTTAAAGACCCAAAAGCAGAAGCCTGGGCCGAGGATAATGATTGGTTTGGTAAGGATAATGCCATGACTTATACAGCATTTGACCTACACAGAAAACTTACAGAAGAGGAGGGTATGGACCCACAATCTGATGAATATTATAAAGAGGTGGATAAGAGAATAAGACTTGAATTCCCCCATAAGTTTGATAAGGTAGAACAAAAGATTAGTAAACCTACACAAAACGTTGCCTCTGCAACGCGTAGTTCAAAGACTGGTCGCAAAACTGTGAGACTCACACCAACACAGGTGACAATAGCTAAAAAGCTAGGTGTGCCGCTAGAAGAGTATGCGAAACAACTTATAATCACGAAGGAGGTATAGGCATATGACAAAAAAACAACCAACTCGTGCGAGCCAGACTATTAAAAGTGATACTACAAAAGTAGAATCACAAGCATCTACGGTTAAACCGAAAGCTGCTTTAAAACCCTGGGCTCCACCATCGTACTTAGATACGCCCAACGCGCCAGAAGGATTCAGACACAGATGGGTCAGGACGGAAATCATGGGATTTCAGGACACTAAGAACATACAAGGACGCTTAAGGTCTGGTTATGAATTAGTTAGAGCCGACGAATATCCAAATGAGGACTTTCCAGCAATCATGGACGGCAAATACGCAGGGGTAATCGGGCACGGAGGCCTTGTGCTGACAAGGGTACCGGAAGAGATCGCAAAACAGAGAGAAGCTTACTACGCTAAAGAAGCGGGTGATCAGATCACTGCAATAGATAACGATCTTATGAAGGAACAGCATAGGGGAATGCCTATCGACATCGATAGACAATCTCGTACAACCTTCGGTGGCAAGAAAAGTTAAAAATTTTAACACTTCGACCCAACGGATAAATTAATCGAACTGGAGGCCTTTCGAGGCAGGTTCACTAAGGAGAAAATAATATGGCTAACGCTTCAACAACAGGGTTTGGTTTCAGACCCATTAAGATGGTTGGACAGTCGTATAATACTGCCGGTTTAAGTGAGTGGAATGTAGCCGCTTCTTCAGCTTTAATTTGTCATAGCGCTTTGACAATTTTAACTGCTGATGGAGTTGTGCTTACTGCTGCTAACGGAGGGGTGAATAACCTCGGCGTACTTAACGGTGTATTTTATACAGACGCAACAACTAGTAAACCAACATGGTCGAACTATTCGCCCGCTTCTAACACAGCTACAGACATAGTTGCACTTATCAATGATAATCCGCAACAAATGTTTGAAGTAATGTCTGCAGATACTGCATTCGCTGCTAATGAAGTAGGAGAGTGCGCAGATCAAGTTACAGCTAATGGCGGCTCACCGTTGTTCAATTCTTTATCAAAGATATCGGCAACAACAGGCGCAGGAACAGCTCAACTAAAAATAATAGGTGTTTCAAGAGATCCTGAACATTCTGATGTAACTGAAGAGGGTTTTACCCTTAGAGTTATGATTAATGAACATATCTTAGGAAACAACTCAGCAGGCATATAAGGAGATAAAATATGGCTATATCAAGAAACCAACTCGTAAAAGAGTTAGAGCCAGGATTGAATGCTTTATTCGGCCTGGAATACAAACAGTATGAGAATCAGGCAGCTGATATCTTTACTACAGAGTCATCTGACAGAGCTTTTGAAGAAGAAGTAATGTTAAGTGGATTCGCTCAAGCACAAGTAAAACCAGAAGGTGGCGGAGTCGTATATGACAATGCTCAAGAAACTTTCACATCAAGATACACTAACGAGACTATTGCTCTCGCTTTTGCTATCACTGAGGAAGCAATTGAGGATAACTTATATGATAGACTAGCTTCTAGATATACTAAAGCTTTAGCAAGATCTATGGCTCAAACAAAACAAGTTAAAGGTGCAGTTCCATTTAACAATGGATTCGGTACGTTCACTTCAGGTGACGGATCAGCACTTTTTGCTACTAATCACCCTACAATTGCTGGAACTGTGTCTAACACACTAGCAACTGCAGCGGATTTAAACGAAACTTCATTAGAACAATCATTGATTGATATCAATGCATTCACTGATGAAAGAGGTTTAAAAATCGCCGCTAAGGGTATGAAGATGATCATCCCATCTGCACTACAATTCACAGCTGAAAGACTTATGGCTTCTGCTGGTAGAACTGGAACTGCTGATAATGATATCAATGCTATCAAATCTATGGGGATGATTCCTCAAGGTTACTCTGTTAACAATTACTTAACAGACACTGATGCATTCTACATTATTACAGATGTGCCAAATGGTATGAAACATTTCGAAAGAACTCCCATGACTACTAAAATGGAAGGTGACTTCGATACTGGTAATGTAAGATACAAAGCTAGAGAAAGATACGTATTTGGCGTTTCTGACTATAGAGGTGTGTTTGCTTCACCAGGAGCATAATCATTAAATTTTATATGGCGGGACATAGTTCCGCCATATTCTAATAAGAAAGTAATAATATGAAAAAAACTTCTATCAATGTCTGGGCTTATAATTACCATGCTAAATTTAATGTTGAGCATGTTGATGATACAGCTAAAAGTGTTGAACAAGCGGTGCTTGACAAACTAGGAGAAAAGAGTATAGTTTGGGAATATCTCGGAGAAAGTTTTCATCCGGGATTAAATAGAATAACTTACGAAGAGGTTATCGATGATACAAGACCTATACAAACAAAAAAGGTCCTTGGAGTTGAAGTGGCAACAGGAGCATCTGGATAATAACAGATATACTCTTGACATGGTTAGGATAGATGACACAATTAAAAGAGTCATTACTGACATAAAGCTGGAAGAAGCAGCTATTGCTACAAGGCAAAATCAAATTGATGATGCTGCTCCACAAGTTTCTGTAGCTACTTAATCAAAAGCTACATCGCTGAAATGCATAAATACCTAGGGCTCTCTTGCACTCTACTCAAAAATAACATATACTATTAGCACTATACATAAATAATATTATTAAATGTGGACGCGTATAGTCGACAATCCCTAGGGACTACATTTGAATATATCTAGGAGGATATTAACATGGCAAACACTACATTCGACGGACCGGTAAGATCTAGAAATGGTTTTCAATCAATTGGACCAGGATCTTTCGTAAATTTAACAGCTGACACACTTTTATCTGTAGCAGCTCACGCAGGCAGAATACTGCTTTGTAATAATGCAACTGCTGATTTTGTTTTACCACCTATCATCAGTACAGGCGGAAGCAGTAACTCAGGACCAGGAAGAGATCCCAATAACCCGAATACTATCGGAACTAGTTTTAAATTTTTTGTTGAAACAGCTGCGACTAGTATGGATATTCAAACTGATGGTACTGATAAATTTGTTGGTGCAGTTATGATTGGTATAAATGATGGTAACCCAAAAGCTTTTGCACCCGTTGCAGCAAATGATGTTATTACTATGAATGGTACTACAAAAGGTGGAATTGTTGGTAGTATAATAACTATTACAGCTATCGACACTGCTAAGTATATGATTTCCGATTGTTTATTAATTGGATCAGGTACTATAGTAACACCGTTCGCTAACGCGTAATAAATAATTAATTAATGTGGGCTCAGGCCCACATTTAAAATTTAAAAGGAGAAAACATATGTCAGGTGGAAGTTCATTTTCAAGTGACCAAACAACACTCAATAAAACTACTGGTGCAGCTTCTGCATTAAAAGTAGGTAGAACTAGAGTTACCTCAATTCAAGGTAGAGGTGAAGCAGGTTCTGTTTTATCTTTCCATGATGCAGCTACTGCAGGTGCAGCAGGTGCGGGAAATTTAAAAGCTATTTACAGATATGAAACTGAAGGACTAGAAGTTTATGTTCCAGGTTCAGGTATTTTATTTAAACTTGGTCTTATTGCTACACTTACTCAAACAGGTGGAACAGACGGAAGCGTTACTGTAACAATAACCGGAGCTTAGGTTTACAATGGCGACTATTACTTTTACAGTCACCGTCGCAAGTGGCACAAATGCCTTTAGCACTGCTAATAAATTTTTTATTAATGGTGAAGTAAGTCCTGTTTTATTTTTAAAGGAAGGCGATACTTATGTATTTGATCAATCCGATGGGACTAATGCTAACTTTCCTTTTCTTTTTTCATCAACAAAAGATGGAACGAATACGGCAGGTGGTGCAAATTATACAACAGGTGTAACAGTAACAGGCACAGCAGGTCAGGCCGGAGCTAAAGTTACAATTGTCGTTGCTCCAGTAAGAACTGTTGGTGCTCCAGTATTATTTTATTATTCTACAGCTTTAGTGGGTATGGGTAATAGTGCACAAACTACATCCCCTACTTCTGGAACTACTTCTTTTGATCCTCAAATGGATGAAATTATAGAAGAAGCTTATGAGAGAACAGGAGTTTTAGGAACTAGAACAGGTAAACAATTAAGAAGTGCTAGAAGATCTTTAAACATTTTATTTCAAGAATGGGCTAACAGAGGTGTTCATTTATGGAAAATTAAACTTGCAAAAATACCTTTGGTATTAGGACAAGCAGAATATAGTTATGCAACTGATTCACAAAACTTTCCAGATGATATTAATGAAGTATTAGAAGCTTACTATAGAAATAATTCAAATACCGCAGCCCCAGTTGATGTTGCACTCACTAAAATAGCTAGGTCAGCTTATTCTCAAACTCCAAATAAATTAACAAGAGGAACACCTTCTCAATACTATGTAGATAGAAATGTAAATCCAAGTATATTTTTATATGCAACACCGAGTTCAAGTGTGTCTAGTACATCTACACCAAGTAATTTTCAATTTTGTTTTTACTACATGTCTAAAATTCAAGATGTTGGAGGATATACAAATACTTCAGATGTAGTTAATAGATTTTACCCATGTATGATTTCAGGATTATCATATTATTTAAGTCAAAAAGTTTCACCAGAAAGAGCTGGAGAACTAGAGAGAAGATATGAGAGTGAAATGTTAAGAGCATTAGATGCAGACAACCAAGGAACATCTAGTTTCATTTCGCCACAAACATTTTATGGAGATGGTGTATAATGGGTGGTTACGCTTCAGGCAAACATGCATTAGCAATTTCTGATAGATCAGGATTAAGATTTCCATATACAGAAATGGTAAGAGAGTGGAATGGAGCTTTAGTTCATACTTCAGAGTACGAAGCTAAACAACCACAACTTTCACCTAAACCAGTTGGTTCCGATCCTCAAGCTTTATATAATCCAAGACCGCAACCAGAATCAAAAGTTAGTTTAATTTTATTAAATAATAATCCTTTTGAAATTATAAAATATAGTAACAACACTTATGTAAATGTTTTTTCACTAGATCATCAAAGAAAAGCTGAAAGTATAGTTAGGTTAAGAGGACCCGCACAAGTAGTTTCTCCAGGACCAGGTGGAAATGATCCGGCAGACTTATTAAATTTACAATCTTTTGCACCTATTAGTCCAATTTCAAATGTTAGTGATATAGATTCTACAAATGGTTTTACAATCGCTTTAGGTAGAATAGATGAAAATGGTAATGTTACAGGAGCTACTACTACAGATGTCTTAACAACTCCTATAAATTATTTTTATTTTCAAAGTACTAGCACTGCAACAACAAGTGGTGTAAAAGGTGGAGGAGCAAATTGCTCTGCAGGACCAGTAACATTAGGAGTAGTAAACGGATAATGGCATACACTTTAGCAAATTTAGAATTAGATATTAAAAACTATACAGAAGTAGGAGACAACGTATTTACTACTGCAGTGTTAAATACTATAATTGTAAATGCAGAAAACAAAATTTATAGAGAAGTCGATTCTGATGAAGATAGACAATATGATACTTCACAGTTAGTAATTGGAAACAGATTTGTAACTATCCCTGATAATCTAAGGTTTATTAGATATGTACAATTAACAGATTCTGCAAATAATCAATTTTATTTAGAACAAAGAGATACAAGTTTTATGTCAGAATTTTACTCTACTCCAGGATCTTCTTCTGTAGACATACCAAGATATTATAGTAATTGGGACACTGAATTTTGGGTTGTAGCCCCTACTCCAGATAAATCCTATAAAATTACATTAGCTTATAATAAAGAACCCATTAGTATTACAAATACAACACAACCTACTTTAGCTCCAGCAGCTACAAATGGAACTTATTTATCTAATAAATATCAAGATGTTCTTTTATATGCATGTTTAGTAAATGCATATGGGTACTTGAAAGGACCACAAGATATGATACAATACTACAATCAAGCTTATGAAAAAGCCTTGATGTCGTATGCGATTGAACAACAAGGTCGTAGACGCAGAGACGAATACGATGATGGAGTTATTCGTACTATTTTGGATTCAAGAAACCCATCAAGTAATAAATAAATTAATTAAGGAGATAAAATAATATGGCAAATATAATACCGTTCGCATTTAGAGGAGAACTCTTGTCGGGAACACATGATTTTGCAAATGGAGGAAACTCTTTTAAGATAGCTTTGTACACGTCCAATCCATATAGTACTTCAAGCACAGCTTACTTAACTACAAATGAAGTAAGTGCATCAAATACT